CCAGAAGATGAAGGTGGCTTCGGTGATAACATACCAGCTGATGATGCTGGATTAGGTGACGATATGTCAGCTGGAGATGAGGTAGAAGTAGATGTAACCGACTTAGTTAATACGTCTAATGAACTTAAAACATCCTCTTCTGAAACAAACCAAAAGATGGCTGAACTAATCGATAAATTCAACACATTATCTAGTCAAATGGATAATATGAGTAAATTATCTAAAAACATTGAAGTATTGGATACGAAGATAAAGGATGTAGAAACCGAAATTGTTAGAAGAAACCCTACACCTACTGAAAAGATTGAGATGCGGTCTTTGGACTCATTTCCATATAACATAAAACTATCCGATTTTTGGTCTGATAATGCTGATAAGCTATCTGACCAAAGTAGAGTTAGTGACGACAAACCTAAAGAATATGTTTTAACTAAAGATGAGGCGGATGATTATTCAGACTCCGATATCAAGAATAGTTTTAACGAATTTGAGGAAGAAGACATTTAATCGAACATTTTTTTAAACATCCAGTTGATAAGTTCTAATTTTTAAGGTACCTTTGAGAACTGTTAACTGCCAACATATATCAATTAACATAATAACATAAATTAAAAAAAAACAATTAAACATGGGCATTTTAGATAAAATCATGCAACAGTATTCAGAATCAAGTATGAATACAAATTTCTCTGAAAAGAGTTATGACGTTAAAAACTATTTCAGCACTTATCTTCCTGATGGTGTGAAAGAAGGAAGTAGAAGAATTAGAGTCCTACCCCCTATTGCAGGTGGTGATACACCTTTCCAAGAGATGTGGGGACACAAGTACAAAGTAGGTAAGGATTGGAAAACTTTCCCTTGCTTGGCCAAAGAGGAAAAAACACCTTGTCCATTCTGTGAAACTAGAGAAATTCTCAGAGCAGAAGGTACTGAACAAGCTAAAGAATCAGCTAAGAAATTCAACGCTAGAAAATTCTATATAATCAGGGTCATTGACCGTGAGAAAGAGAGTGAAGGTGTTAAATTCTGGAGAATTCAAGAATCTTATGATAAAAGCGGTACCTTTGATAAAATCGTATCAGCGTTTAGAGTGATGGAACGTGACTTATCTGACCCGACAATGGGTATGGATTTGGTTCTTACTATCGCTAGAAATTCAAAAGGTTTCCCCATTGTTCAGAACGTAACACCTATGGGGCAATCTGTACTTAGCGATAATACTGAACTCATGACCAAGTGGTTGGCCGATAACCGTACTTGGAAGGACGTATACGCAATCAAACCTTATGAATATCTTGAAATCGTAGTTAAAGGTGGTGAACCGACATACGACAAGAAACTTAATCGTTGGGTAGACAGAGTTGAACTGTCAGATCAAGAAACAACAACTGATAACAGTTCGTCAGATGACCTCGATAATGAACTCACCATGAGTTCAACCAAAAAGAATCTGGTAGTTGGTACACAACCGACTGCGGTAACTTCTGAAGGTGACGAGGATGATGACGATCTTCCATTCTAATAAATAAAATGGTGCTAAGGAGTAATGGGGGTAGATAATACTTCCGTTACTCCTTTTATATAATATTTTCAATTAATAAAAAAAAACATGGCAAAACGAGTTAAACCAGAAACCGCAGGTACATCAAAATCATTTGATTTGGCCGCATTTAAAAAACAAAATAATCTTGACGTAGTAGTTAAAGAAAAAGAATTATCATGGATTCCGCTATCATCAGCGTTCCATGAAGCGCTTAAAATACCAGGCATTCCTAGAGGTTATCTGACCTCATTCAGAGGTTATTCAAACACAGGTAAGTCCACAGCTATTTATGAAGCTGTAGCTGGCGCACAGAAAATAGGTGATTTACCAGTAATCATCGAAACCGAAGGTAACTGGAGCTGGGAACACGCTAAAAATATTGGTGTTAAATTTGATGAAATTGTTGATGAGGAAACTGGTGAAGTTATCGACTACGAAGGTGATTTTATCTTTGTAAATGGTGATGACCTACTTAATAAATACCGAAACTATGACCATAATTCAGGTAAAGATGTTAATAAAGCTCTTAGGTTTGAACCTGTGATTGAAGACATTTCACACTTTATAACTGAGTTGTTGGATGACCAAGAAAGAGGTGACCTACCTAGATCACTTGTATTCTGTTGGGACTCCATCGGTTCATTAAATGGTTTTAAAGCTGCTACAGCCAAGTCTAGTAATAACCAATGGAATGCTGGTTCAATGGAGGCTGCATTTAAAAGTCTCAATAATCATAGAATTCCAGCATCTAGAAGAGAAGGTAAGAAATATACCAATACATTTGTTGTGGTTCAGAAAATTTGGTTGGATAACGAGAATAAAGTTATTAAACACAAAGGTGGTGAAGCATTCTTCTATTCACCTAGACTTATCTTCCATTTCGGAGGTATCTTAACCCACTCAACTACTAAACTTAAGGCTACATCAGGCGGTGATACATATCAGTTTGGTATTGAAACTAAAGTAAGATGTGAGAAAAATCAAGTTAACGGTATTGAAGAACAAGGTGTTATCGCATCTACACCACACGGATACTGGAACCCTGATAAGATTGAAGAATATAAAAAGACGCATCGTCAGTTCATTCTTAGTAAATTGAATACGACCTACGATGATTTCGTGATTGAAAAAGAGAGCGTATCAGACTTCTCGGAAGAAGATGTTGTAAATTAATTGATGTATAACCGATAATAAATGAATTATGCCAAAATTACCACCCAAAAATGGGGTTAGGATTGAACGTAGGAGTACATTATTGATTGATGGTAATGCCCTATTCAAAAGGGGTTATTTAGGCAGTCATGACGCTTATAATAAAGAAGGTGTTCATATAGGTGGGTTATATCAGTTTATAACTGTAATGAAGAAGCTAATTTCAGAAAACGTATTCCATAGGGTTTACGTTTTCTGGGATGGCAAATTTAGCGGTAAGTTAAGATATGATATCTACAAGGATTATAAGATATCTAGGGGTAAAGATTATGAGAATGGTACTAAACCAGAAGATATGTCTGAACTTCTCCAACAATACATGGTTAAAGAATATTTACACCATCTATCCATAAGACAATTGGTGGATGAGGTGGTCGAAGCTGATGATTTCATAGCTTATTATTGTATAACCAAAGATGTTAATGAAGATATTACAATATGTAGTAGCGATAGAGATTTATGTCAGTTAATATCGGATGACGTTAGAATGTATCTATGTGATAAAAAACTATACATTGATAACAAAACTTACAATAACGTCTTTAACCACCATTATAAGAACGTGGCACTTATTAAGACTATCATAGGTGATAATTCAGACGACATCAAAGGTGTTAGAGGTGTTAAAGAAAAAACTTTATTGAATCTTTTTCCAGATATATCGAAAAAAGAAGTATCTTTGTACGAGATTCTTACCGAAGCTCATAAACTTAAAAATGATAGGACTGAGTCAGGTAAGAAACCGCTTAAAGCACTTGATAATATATTAGATAGTGTAACCGATGGAATACAAGGTAAAAGATTGTATGAAATCAATGATGAATTAGTTAATTTACGTAACCCTAAACTTACTGAACATGCGATAGAGAACTTTATTAGAACGAAAACCGAACCAATATCACCTGACACGGACTTCAAAGAAGTATATCAGATGGTAAAAAGAGATGGTCTAGATGATTTGATACGAGAGTACTATATGTCAGACTATTTCTTACAATTTAAAAAACTAAAAGATAGAGATTGTTAACCTTTAAAAAAAAATAAAATGAATAAACCTAATAGTAAAAATTATTTTGAAGAATCAGATTTCGAATTCGTATTGACTATCAACGGTAATATCGTATGTAAACGATATTTTGATGTACATAGTTGCGATAAGGATTTCTTAGCATTTCTGACTTCAAGCAAAGAATTCAGTACTGAAGCGCAGTATGAATATCTTGACCAAATTAACTATATGATGGATAAATTGACTGGTATCAATATTGGTCCAATTGGTGAAATGGGTATTATACCTAAATTCCTTAAACAAAAAACCGATGACCACCTTTGGTCAACATACAATCCTTATTTTGAACAGAAACCAGAAGGGATTGACCGTAGAAATATCTATGATAATGAGGACTTTATCGGGTTTAAACTACGGTATAAGAACCGTGATATTATCGAGAGCCAATTTAGTGGAAACCATTTCCCCACTAAGGTTAGATATGAAATTAACATTAAAGAAATAATCCCAACAATCGTAAAATCAATCCGAAAAAACCTATCACTTAAATAATTTTTTGTATATTTATTTTTACCCATTTAATTATTTAAGAAGATGAAGAAAGGAGAAGTTGGAAAAGATTTTGGTTATTTAGATAGTGAGTTTCAATATAGATTGTTAAAACAAATCCTAGTCGATAGGAAGTTTGCTGAGACAATATTAACCATATTGAACCCTAATTATTTCACTGTAGAGAACCTTAGATTTGTTGCTGCTGAGATTAAGAACTCATACGATACCATTAATTCGGTTCCAGATATTGGAAGCCTAAAGATACGTATCCATGAAAAATTCAAAGGTGATATAAATAAGTTTGCCTTAGAGATTAAATTGGATACATTGAGCAAGGTTGCTGATGCTGATGCTAATGACCCTGATTATATTAAAGACCTAGCACTGAAATTCTGTAAACAACAGGAACTGGCGAAAGCTATTGCTGAGATTCAGACTATTTTGGACAGAGGATATGTGGATGACTACGATAAGGCATCCGATATAATCAGACAAGCACTTGAAGTAGGTCAAGATACGGAGGATGATACGTCAGTATTTGATGACATTGAATCCGTTCTTGCTGATGATTTCAGACAACCTATACCTACTGGTATTCACCTATTGGACGAATATCTAAATGGTGGGTTAGCCAAAGGTGAATTGGGTATTATCCTCGCTGCTTTAGGCGTTGGAAAGACCACCATGATAACAAAACTCGCCAACACTGCGTATAACGAAGGTAAAACGGTCATTCAGATATTCTTCGAGGACCAACCCAAAGTCATCAAGCGTAAGCACATATCGTGTTGGACTGGTATTGAACTCAATGAGTTGAGTAAACATATCGATGAGGTTAAAGAGGTCGTTAAAAGGCGTGAGGAGAATGGAGGTACACTCATACTCAAGAAGTTTCAGAGTGATACTACAACTGTACCTAAAATCAAGAAGTATATTAAGAAGAAGATTTCACAAGGTATCAGACCAGATATGATTCTTCTTGATTATATAGATTGTGTTCAACCATCAAAAAGGTTCGATGATAATAATGTTGCTGAAGGTAATATTATGAGAGAGTTTGAATCTATGATATATGAGTTGGATGTGGTAGGGTGGGTTGCCACTCAAGGTAATCGTAGCAGTATAAAATCAGAAATTGTTGACTCAGACCAAATGGGTGGATCAATTAAGAAAGCACAAATAGGTCACTTAATTCTCAGTATAGCTAAATCACTTGAACAGAAGGAAGCTGGTAGAGCCAACGTAGCCATCATCAAATCACGATTCGGTAAAGATGGTGTTACGTTCATGGATGCACTATTTGATAACAAGACCATTCAGATTGATATTTCAGACACAGCCTCAGCATTAACATTCACACAGAAGAAAGGTGCTGATGCTAAGAATGAACAGAGTTATATTAATCAAGTGATGTCCAAAGCCAGAAATCGGATGGAACAGTCTTCTAACGATGATGATGAATAATAAAAAATATTAAACTAAAAAAAAAAGATATGTATTTAAAAAGTAATGACATAAAAAAAAGATATTCAATTTTCCCTGTTACACATGGTGACCTTTGGGAGAAATATAAGAACGCTGAATCTCAGACTTGGGTTGCGGAAGAGGTGGATTTGAGTAAAGATAGATTCGATGAACTTAAAGAGAATGAGAAAACATATTTAAAAAATATCTTAGCATTCTTTGCAATTTCTGACGGACTGGTGATTGATAACCTTGCAACCAATTTCTTGAATGAGGTTGAGATATTAGAAGCTCAGTATTTCTATGGTCACCAAACGTTCATCGAACAAGTTCATGCTAATGGATATTCACTTTTGATTGAAACCTATATCAAAGACCTTGAGGAACGTGAAGCGTTATTCAACTCAATGGAAACCAATGTAGCTGTTAATAAAAAGGCTACGTGGGCTGAGAATTGGATAGGGCATCCTTCATTCGGTCATCGTTTAGTAGCGTTTGCTTGTGTGGAAGGTATTTCTTTCGCAAGTGTATTCTCAGGAGTTTTTTGGTATAGAAGTAGAAATAAGATGGCTGGCCTTGCAGCCATGAACGAACTGATTCTTAGAGACGAAACAACTCACTATGAGTTTGCATTGAACCTATATAAGAATTATCTTAAAGATGAATATAAGTTATCAAAAGATGAACTTAGAAATATTATACTCAGCTGTTGTGATGTCGAAAAGGCTTTTGTCGAAGATAGCATGCCTGATGGTTTACAAGGTATGACTAAAGAAGATATGATAAGGTATGTACAGTATGTAACAGATATCGTATTAAATGATTTTGGCTGCAAACCAGAGTTCAATGCATCAAACCCATTTGAATTCATGGCTAGAATCGGACTATC